GCAGAGCCAGCCGCATTGCCGAACACCGAGAGGCCAGCGATCTGCTGGAACTTCGCGTAGGTGACGGCATTGGCCGCGATCGTCAGCGCACCAGCCGCAGTGATGGTGGCGTCGGTCCCCATCGACACGAATGTCGGGACGCCGCCTGCGCTACCGACCAGAATCTGCCCCGATGTCGGAGCAGCAGTCTGGCCCATGGCGCTCGCGCCACCGTAGAACAGACCGTTGTTGGTCCACACGCCATTGAGGCCAGTGCCGCCATTGCCAATTGGCAACACACCGCTGACGTGGCTGGTCAGTGTGACCTTGCCCCAGCTTGGAGCGACTCCAACGCCACCCGAGATCAGCACGTTGCCAACCGCAACCGCAGCCAGCTTGGCCAGAGCGTTCGACGCGCTCGCGTAGAGGAGGTCTCCGATGGCATACGACGAAAACCCGGTACCGCCGTTGCCAGCACCGAGGGTTCCCGTGACCGCAGCCGCCTGCGAGATGTCGATGGCACCGAAGGTGGGAGCGCCACCAGCGCCCGGAACCCGCAGGACAGAGTTCGCAGCACCCGCAGCGATGAACCCGATCGTCGTCGTTCCCGTGGCGATCGGGATCGTGTTGGTCGTGTAGTCGGAGTTCTGCGCGAAGTGGAACTGGGTTCCGTTGAGGACAATGCCTCGACCAGCCGAGTACGAGCCAGCGCCGGAGAACTGAATCCACGTCAGCGACGTGGTGTCGAGAGCCACCGGGGCGTCAGCAGTCATCACCCAGCCGGTGTCCTTGTTGATCGTGCCCTCCTCGATGAAGGTGAACGATCCGGGGCTGGCCTTCGCGCTTGTGTCGAAGTCGGTCGCACGAGTCAGCACCCACGCACCACCGTAGCTGCCAGCCACCGTGACGACGTAGATGCCGTTCTCGCTGGCCGTGCTCTCGTTCTTGACGAGCACACGGTTACCAACCGCCATGGTGACACCATCAATCACCAGCGCAGCGGCCGGTCCGGTCAGTGTCAGGTTTCCAGCGTTGTAGGTGCCACCGAGGTCTGCGGTCGTGGCAACACGGCAGGACGCCTTCGGGTCAAGGCCCTGCGCCATCGAGTCCACGTACTTCTTATTCGCGGCGTCCGTGTCAGCGGACGGGTCAGCCAGAGAGGTGATCCTCTGGTTGTTGAACGAGACTGCGGTCGTCGGCGCACCGAGCTCAGAGATCTTGATGTTGCTCTTGCTAGAGGACTGCGCCTTCCCAAGCGGGCCACCGATCAGGATGTAGTCCTGCGTCAGCGCGATGTCATTCGGATCGACGGAGAGCGCGGTGATGTTCAGCGCCACCGGGTTGGTGCCGTTGAACCCGACCGCCGCAGCCGTGGCTTTGCCGGTGATCGAGAAGTCACGCGAGTTCTGCAGCTGCGTGGCTTGCGAGGCGATACCAGTCAGGTTCGCCGTGATCGTTCCAGCGGTGAAGTTGCCGCTGGTATCGCGCAGGACAGCCGTGCTGACTCCGGGGACGTGTGCGATCTCGAACCTGTAGATCGCCCGCCAGTCTGTCCCGTCGCTCCAGCGAAGGAGGTTCAGGGCTGTGTCCATCCAGAACGCACCCTTGTTCGTCGCGGCGGCGGCATAGGGCTGCGCTGCGGAGTTCTGGGCTTTGAACTGGATGATCTCCAGAAACCCCATGTCGATGGGCGAATAGAACTTCATGTGCGTTTCCTCAATTCAGGTATGCGTAACCGGAGGTCTCTCCAAAAAGGATCAACTGGCAGGTGTTCTCGTCGATGTACTTCACGTCCCCGAAGAACACGTTCTGAGACATGTCAACGGCGGTGACCGACGGATACCACCCCAAGTTGTGGTTGATGGTCCACACGGAGCTCGCGGACCCCTGCGTGTGAACGTATCGGGCGCTCTTGATCAGAGATTCCACCTCGGTGACCGTGACGCCACTGGTCTCGATCTGATCAATCTGGCTCTGCAGGTTCTCGACCTTGGAGGAGACGAGGCTGTTGATGCCCTCGATCTGCTTGTTGATGATCGCCACAGCCGCATCGACTGCGCTGGCGATCTTGTCGGTGGGATCGATCGGAGTGGATTCCGTCTGGGTCGCGGTGGGTACCGGAAACTGCGCCTGCAGGTTGGTGCGCCAGCGATCGACCGCGTCGGAGAACTCCCTGACCGACTGTTCCGTCAGCCGCTGAGGCAGCTTCGGGAACTCAGGCACCACGATGTCGGCAGTGCCCAAGCCGGTATTGGCACCAAGACCCTTGCCGGGTGTCGATGCCAACCGCTTAATCAGGGTTGCCTTGGCGTTGGAGGCCATGCGCTAGACATTACTGAGAACGTCTAGTGCGACAACCCGGAGTCGTTCCTTGAACTTCTGCTTCGAGAAACTCAGTGATGCTTTGTAGGACGCCGCTGCCTTACTGTGTAACACACTTCGGTTCCAGTAGGCGTCCCTGAGTGCGGCGATCACGCTGTCCTTGGTGGGCCTTGCTCCGCGCCCAACACCGAAGTAGGGAGCGTCAGGTGGCGACTGGACCATCGTGTAGTCCAGATGCCACGAGGTCTCCGGCGTGGTGAAGTCGGCTGGGCCTCCCCACGGGACAATGATCGACGGGCGACCCGCAGCCATCAGTTCGCACGCCGGGAAGTTCCATCCCTCCAGACCGGAGAGGAACACGCCACAGTGGTGCTCCGCAATCAGCTGCTCGTACTCGGCCTTCGGCAGGTCGTCGTAGATGATCTCGATGCGCGAGTCTTTCACCTCGCGGCGAATGCAGTCCGGGTTGCTCTTGATCGTGAGGCGCACGTCCTTCTCGGCTGGAAAGGCGAGGCTGAAATACTCCATCAACTCGCAGATGCCCTTCCGGGATTTGATGCCGTTGTCCCTGCCGATGCAGATGAATTTGAACACGTCATCGGACGGCAGCGGCGACCAGTTCGCCTCACCCCACAGGTGGACGAGGTGGATCGGCCCACGGTAGCCACTGTTCCTGAACAGCTTCACGTTCATCGAGCACGGCACGATCAGGGCCTTGGTAGCCATGAACCCCATCGCGCTTTGCGGGAGCGCGTCAGGCTCCCACATCGTGAAGCGGATCGGCGATGCACCCGGCGACATCGGATTCGTGAGAATGAAGTCCGGGTAGTCGATCGGCGAGACGTGAATCATGTTCAACACCTCGACGCACGCCTTCCCGAGACGACCGTAGCCAGTCGCCTCATTCGTTGCGGGTGTGTAGAACCGGAGAGGACGCCCGAACAGCATCGTGCGGCTGTTCAGGGCGGGACGGACGTTGACGGTCAGCATGCGTCGGGAGGAACAAGGCGGGTCTCGCGGACAAACTTCTGCTTGCGGCGGCAGTCCCACGCAAGATTGGCGATCGCGTCTGCGTACGCCTTGGAAGCTGTCTGGAAGGTACCCATGTCCTTGGTCTCCCGTCGAGCCACTTGAGCCTCGAGGTAGAGCTCCACCGCACCCATCACATCGCGATCCTCGAAGGTGACCGGAATGACCGTGGCCTCAGTGAACGTGCGGCGAATACCGTTCCACTCCACCACGATCTGCTCCGTGCTCTCGATGGACGGGAAGACGTAGATGGTGCCACGGTTCATTGACCAGTAGCCCTGAGTCTTGCCGGTGCGGTACCCCTTGTCCGTTGACGGACTGCCGGTGACGTAGATCGGAGCGCCGGTCGAATGGTTGGGCGTGTACGGATTCATCCCGTACGCATCGCTGGCGATGCAGCAGCGGTACGAATGAATCATGTCATTCATCCGCTCCTGATCGATGTAGGTGTACTCCACCTCGGAACAGCCCTCATCGATGATCGTGGTGTACACCCGCTCGATGTTGCCATCCACCGTGTCGAAGGTGCTCGACCCGCAATGGAAGAGCGTGGACGCCTGACCGACGTAGTCAGCGTTCTCGGTGCGCAGGCACGGGATCTTCGTCTGCAGGTCGATCAGAGCGTCTTTGACCGCGAGCTTGTGGACATGCACCAAGTTCTCGGCCTCGCCTTCAGGGAAGACGGCTGCGCTGATCTGGGCGTAGTATTGGGTGAATGTCATCGGGCAAGCCTTCCGCGCTGAGCTTCAAGATCGGCGATCTGAGCGTTCAGCATGCTGATGGTGGAGTTGTCGGTAGCGAGAATGGCGCGTTCGCGGATGGACCTGATCTGCTGAGCAAGGACTCCATCGAACGTCTGGTAGGCGGCATTGACCGCGAGGCTGGACTTCCTCACGCGGTTGACGGCGAAGAGGAGGATCAGCATTCCGATGCCCACCAGACCGATGCTCACACCGATCGGGATCGAGATATCCTTCCGCTCCTTGCTTGCAGACTTCTCCGCATCAGCTGCATCGACGTTCGATGCGTACCGAATCTCCTCACGGTACGGCTGCTGCGCGGTACTCTCAGGCTGTGTATCATGCACCCGAGGTACACCTACCGCGCGAACGTCCACCTGCACCGGCTGGACCTGATCTACCTGCGGAATCTTGAGCTCCACTTTGTTGCCAAGACCGCCGACGTGAAGCTGCGCCATCGCAGGCTTCTGCTGTCCGCTGACGATCTTGGAGAACTGCTCGCTCGACTTGACGCTGGATGTCGCGGCTTCAGCAGTGGTGCTCGATCGCCGAGAGGTTGACGGGACGAGGGCTCCACAGCCGGTGAGGAAGATGATGGCGATCAGGAGGAGGTGTTTCATTAGTCGTCGATGTTGACGCCAAGCTGGGCCGCTTTAGCCCTGATCAGCTTGAGCTCGGCGTTGGTCTTCTTGATGTTCAGACGGCTCAAGCGGATCGCGTAGATGCTTGCCACCGTCGCCGCAGTAGCTGCCGTGAATTGAATCCACGCAGGCATGTGGAAGAAGTGGGAGACAGCCACGGCAAGCATACTGCCCAGTGACAGTGCTCCTGACTTTGCGGCTACAAGATCAGTGTGGATGCTCTCGGTGTGCATGGCGCGTTAGCGTTTGATTTTTCCTACAGACGGACGAGACACATTTGCCTCGACCGGAGAAGGGGCGGTCGTTTCGACGGGGGCGCTGGCCACCGGCTTGGGCACCTCAGCGGCGACCGGAGCAGCAGGTGCGTCGGACCGGCTGGCTAGTCGTTGCACCTCCGCCAGACTGAGTCCCCCCCGAACCACTGACTCCAACAGCGAGGGCCGACTCGAGGTCAGCGCGTTGTTTTTTTTTAAGGCTTCGTCGTACTGCTCCTGAGTCATCTCCCAGATGCCACCCCGCCGCTCGCGGATGCGAGTATCAAGCGCCTCGATGATGGCCGGGTCTTCGGTGGCGATGATGCCTTGACCGGCCTCCACCTCGATGAAGGGGACGGTCTTTCCGGCGACCTGAATGACGTTGTAGACGATCGACTTTCCAAAGTACCGCATGTGGGAATCCTTGGTTAGCGCCAGATGCCTCGCAACTGAAAGTCTCCAAAGAAAAAGGGCGGCTGAGCCGAAGCCCAACCGCCCAGTGCTCATCACGGATTAGACGTAGTAGGAACCGTCGTTGCTGCCGGTGCCGTCAGGGGCACCAGAGCCAAGGTTCTCCAGCACGAAGCTGGTGGTCTCGGCCTCCAGAACCGCCGTGTAGGTGGTGCTGGTCAGCTTGGTGGTCTTGCTCGGCACCTTCATCACGCAGCTGTAGGAGTCATCCACAGCGGCAAGCTGCTTCAGATCGCCAGTCTTGTTGGTGACGGTGTTCGAGTCGATGATGCCCTGATAGACGTTCTGCCAGTCGATCGCCCAGAGCATGCGGCCCGAGGACTCGAAGCCAGCCGCCTTGTGGGCAGCGAGCATGTCGTCGAACATGCGGTGGGTGACGATGCGGAGCTCGACCTGCGGGTAGTCGAGCGTGAAGCGGTAGAAGCGGAAGCCGAACGGCCCCTGCTCGCCACCCTGATTCAGCTGCATGGTCAGACGGAACACGTCCGATCCGTACTTCGCCTTGAAGTACTGCACCATGCCGATGATGAACTGGTTGGCGTAGAACGAGTCGGTGAAGAGCTCGATGATGTCCGCCTTGGTACCAGCCGCTTCGCGCTCCCGCTGGAGGCGGTAGAGCGAGTTGAACAGCTTGTGCAGGTTGAGGGTCTCAGCCTGCAGATCGACGACGCGACCGCACTCGGCCATCTGCTCGTAGATGCCGGTGGCGTTGGCCTTGCGACCAATGCACTTGCCCTCGATCGGAATGTTCAGCGAGCCGGAGCTCGGAACGACGATCTGCTGCAGGTTCTCGTAGCCCGACAGCGTCTGGTTCGGCAGCGCCTTGTTGAAGAAGAAGGCGTTGGCGTGACGACGCTGGAAGTCCTCGATGATCTGCTTGTTGAGCTCGACCTGAGGCACATCGCCGAACTCCTTGAAGAACGGGTTCGAGTCCCGAAGCGCCGAGAGGTACTTCTGGGTGAGCTCGTCTTCGCAGATCGAGTACCGGGTGGTCTCGATCCAGAACGGCAGCAGCTGGTTGTTGTTGAGACCCGGAATCTCGGAGCAGAAGCTCTCGTAGTCCGAGACGTTCGGAGTGCCGCGCAGGAGCAGACCCAGAACCGCGTCAGCCGCGAGGTTGGCGGGGATCTTGGCCTTGTTGGCGAGCGCCGCAGTGGCGTTGTTGTAGAACACGCCAGCGGTGTTCTGCGGGGTCAGCGTGGCAGCAAGGTACTTGTTGCCGCTGCCGTCGGTCTCGACGCCGGTGACCGTCTTCACCACGAAGGCGAGGCGATAGGTGGTGTCACCGCTGCCAGCAGCACCAGCGTTGGTGCCGTTGACGAACACGCGCAGACCGGGCGGGAACCAGCGAGGATCAGCCGGGGCAGTGCCCTGACTGTAGATCTTCACGGCGAGGTCAACCGTCTGATTCGGGGTCGCGCCAGTGGCATTCACCACCTTGACGGTCCAGTACTCGGTGTTCAGCTGACGCTTGCGGCCCATCTTGACGAACGGGCTGATCTCCCAGAGACCACCGTTCACCTGTTGGACGCTCAGGCGCTTGCCGCCCATGATGCGCTTGTTGGCCTGCAGGAAGTCATACAGACCGTTTTGGCGCACGCCGACGGCCTTGCCGAGAAAATCGGCAGAGACGAGGTTCCCGAGGATGCGGTAGTTGGCATCGCTCGATCCGTAGATCGTGGCGAGGTCAGCCGAGGTGACCTGCTTGGCCGTACACGCGGTGACGGCTCCACAGGTCTCGATGTTGGTGCTAACCGCCGGGGCGCAGCGGTTAAACAGATTGGTCGTATCAATTCCAGCCATAGGTTTTTAATCTTTCGCCTCTCATCATTCCATGAGTGGCCACCTCTTGTGAATAGGCCGAGGTGTTTTGATGATCCGCTATGGCACTGGATCTAATGACCCAGAATAAAAAGGCCGCGTTGGTGAGACGCGGCCCCTGTTAAACACCTGTGGGTGTACTTACACCGGGAGGCCGATGGACTCCCAGAAACCCTTCGGAACCCCATTGATTGAGGTCTCTTCCGCCTTCTCGTCCTTGCGGCCAGTGGGCTGAGCCTTGACCGACGGGGCGGACGGAGTTGGGGTAGATTTGGTGGTCTGTTTTTGTGAGGAATCACTCTCCGATTTCGTGAATCCCATGCGCTTGGCGTAGGATTCGGCCTTTTTCTCGATGTCGGATTTGATTCGGGACGCCTCGTACTGAGCTGTCTTGATGATCAGCTGCGGCACCAAGTTCTCGTCCTGAATGGTGTAATACTTCGACCGCTGAGCGGCGGGCATGTTGGCGTAGTCGCGCAACGTGGCGAACTTGCGCCCATCCTCGGTGACGGGGCGCTCATCACGCGGCACAGACTTCAGCACGTTCTCGACGTGCATCGCGGCGTTCACGAGCGTCTGGACCTCTCGAGACTTCTCGGAGTAGCCGGACGGGTTGTTGATCACGCGCACCGCAGCATCGAGCGCAGGGATGCTCCACTGCTCCACGGTGCTCACGGCCTCCATCGCGATCGGGTCGTTCTTGATGTCCTCGATCGCCTTGGCCCGGTCGGTGTCGAACGCCTCGATCAGGTCGGGTCGCACGGCCTCCAGCAGGCTCTTGGACGCAGCCTCGTCCACCTGTTGGCGGATCGGTGCAAGCTGGGCCTCGGCCTTCGCACGGCGCACCTCCTCGATGTCGCTGCCGTACCGCTTGGCGAAACGCTCCTCGGCCTCGCGGATGGCCTGCTCCTTGAGGATGGAGCGGTCAGCCTCCTTCAGGTGGCGGTCTTCCACCTCGATGGAGTTCTGGTCGATGAACTCCTTGTGCTCATCGTCGTCCCAGCTGAAGTCAACGCCGGGGTTCTCCTTGCGCCACTTGCGCTCGTAGTCGCGCTCCTTCTTGGCACCCTCGAGGAACTCTCGAGCCAGATCGCGCCCACGGTACTCGTTGGGGTGAAGACGCTGCACCTCACGCAGCCGTTCCACCTCCTCCTTGGCATCTTCGGGAATTTGGATTTCCGAGGCACGCGCAGCCTCCTGAGCGGCACGCTCCGCAGCCACGCGCTTCTGCTCCTCCAGCTGGCGCACAGTTTCAGCAGCGGCCTCTGCAGCGGCCTTGCTGGCGTACTCAGCGACCTTCTCGGAGGTCAGTCGGGAACGGCGAGGTTTGGGCTCCGGCTTCTCCTCCTCAGGATCTTCATCCAGATCTTCGGATTTCTCCTCCTGCTTGGGGGGTTCCTTCGCCTCGACCTTCTTCTCGGTCTTCTTGGCAGGCTTCGGTTTCTCCTCGGCCTTGGGCTTCTCCTCAGCCTTGGCTTGCTCCTCGACCTGCTTCTCTTCGGCGGTCTTCTCTTCGCCAAGGAGACGGTCGAGCAGCATCATGCTGGCCTCTTTCGCGGCCTCGTCCATTGCTGCGGTGTTGTCCCCCTGCTTCTGTTCAGGGGTGCTCGAGGGCGTCTGCACCTCGTTCGCACCGGGCTGGAGCCCGATGTCGTTCTGTTCGTCAATGATCATGTTTGTCCGTGATTTGCACTTCGGCTGTGCGGAGCTTGAGCTTGTCCGACAGCACTTCATTCAAGACGTTGAGACACGTCTGAAAACGAGCAGCCTGAACCAGCGCGGTGGCAGCGCGATGGTCCAGACCCGCTTGCGTGGCGAGAGAGGCAGGGTTGCGAACCACTACGTTCGCAGCTTCAGCTTGAAGGGCTGTGATTTCAGCCAACAGGCACTTCTTGAGGAGCAGGGACTCCGGCTGCAGCAGCCATTTGCTGATCTGCAGGGATTCCGCCTCCGGTAGGAACTTGGTCTGGACTTCCAGCATTCTGTTGTTGGGCTAGGCCGATGATCTGGAACAGGCGCATGACGGCCTGAGACTGCTTGTCTTGGCGCATGGCCAACTGTTCCAGTGCTTGCGTCGTCTGCTGCGCTTGAGCCTGCATCGGCTCGACGAGGTTTGTGCGGAGCTCTTCTCCCAGCTGCATGATCTTGCCGTCAACGACCTGAGAGGCCATCTGGGCCAGCTGCTGCTGCACCTGAGCCGCCTGTTCCTCCTGAGCCCGCTGGGCTTCCTCGGGGTTCTGGGGCTGGTTCTGCGGCGGCTGGATGCGCAGGCGGAAATCCTTAGGCGCACCGCTGTAGACGAGGATCTGGTTGAACAGATCGATCAGCTGGTCGAGGCCAGCAGCCTGAGAGAGTGTCGGGTTGGAGAAGATCGACTGGAAGGTCTGGATCATCGTCGCCGCGATCTTCGAGTCCACGATGCGGTCGGCACCGTCGCGATCGCTGGAGAAGCCGTCCACGCGCAGCGCGTCCTTGCTGCCACGAATGCCAGCCTTGGCGTTACGGGACTCCGGCTCGTCCACCTTGAAGCCCATCTCTTCGAGGGACTTCTTCTTGGTCTCGTCCACCTCGGCCACGTCGGCGAGAACCTCGTCGTCGGAGTAGGCGAGGAACGCTTCGTAGAGCAGCTTCTTGCGGGCCTTCATGGCTCCGTCGATGAAGCTGCCAGTGAGCTCCAGCCGGTTGCTGGTGTTGCTCGCCACGATGCGCACCTCCTCGGCGGTCTGCTCGTGGGAAGCCGGGAAGCCGACTTCCTGCGGGGAGTAACCCAGCACGCGCTCCATCATCTGAAGCAGCTGGTTGATGCCGTTGGCGATCTCCATCGAACTGCCCTGCGGCAGGCCCACCGGGGTGAAGGCGTCGCGCTCCGACTGCTGCTGCCACGAGAGCTCGCGCTTCGAGTACGGGATGAAGGTGACACCCCGGTACTTCTTCTCGCCAAGGTTGTTGATGAGGTCGATGTACTTCTGGTCCACCACGTCCGCGTTCCAGAACACGATGCGCTCCAAGTTCTGCTTCACCGTCAGGATGTACTGGGTGAGCATGTTGGAGATGTGGTCTTGGAACGGCAGCAGTTCCAGCGACAGCGAAGAGTTGTGGGCGCTGCCTTGATCCGCGTCGTACATGTAGGCGACGAGCGGGTTGTAGGCCAGCGGCACAGCGTGGCTCACGGTGTGCGAGCCAGTGTGGATGAAGCGCATCCAGACCGGGTGGTCGTAGTCGAAGAGATCCCACTCGGACGGGATCAGCTTCGTGAAGTGAGACACCACGGTGACACCCTCGTCGTTGTGGTTCAGGGTGTAGCGGTAGGCGTTCTTGACGCGCTCGTCCTCACCGCTGCCGGGGGTGAACATTCCCACCTGCGGGAACTTCAGGGCGCACGGGAAGAGCTCGCGGTAGAAGTTGTACTTGGCGTCCACCCACGAGCCGTACTTGAACTGGATGTTGTCCGTGTTCCAGAACGCCTTGTTGTTCTTCACGTCCTTGAACCGAAGGACGTTCCAGAACCCGGCGTACTCGCAGCCGGTGTCGGTGTTCATGCTGCTGAGCCGGTTGCTCAAGTCCCAGAACACGCGACTCGGGTGAGGGATCTCGAAGCGGACACCCTCTTTGACGGTGCGCTTCTGCTCCTTGCCCTTCTCCAGAAAGATCTGCTGCTCGCGGAAGAAGTCCTCGGCAGGGAAGTTGATGCAGGTGCCGTACTTGAGCATCTGCAGAATCGACTGCCGCTCGTCCTCGCGGTAGCCCATCTCCTGCACCATGCGCTGAATGCGGCTGGTGATGATCTCGCAGCGCAGGCGGTTCTGCGTGGTCATCGACACCGGCTCGTACTTGTAGAGCGGGTAGATGTCCCGGTCGGTGAACAGCTTGGCCCACCTCATCTTGGTGTACGCCTGCACCAGCGGCACGAAGATGTGGAAGAAGGTGGGCAGGTCCAGCTTCATGATGGGCTTGCCATCCTTGCCGCAGGCCGCTGTCCCGTCCTTGTTGCACATCGGAACCAGCATGTTCGTGAGGCGATTGGCCATGCCCCACGTCTTCATGGCGTCCAGAGCCTTCTCACCCGAGACGCCGCTGGAGAGCAGACCCTCCACCAGCGTGTAGGTGATCTGCCGCTGCGACACGTCGTACGCCTGATCGATGGCGTACCAGAGTCGAGCATCGTCGAGGTTGCGACGGATACCCTCGTCGATGCGCGAAGAGTTCAGGTCGATCAGCGCCTTGATCTTGTCGCTGGGCACCTCGGCGGTGAACTTCGCCTTGAGCTTTTCGGGCGTAGCACCGCGCTTTTTGAGCAGTTCGAGATCGACCATGTTGGGTTACTTCTTCTTGGGGCCACCGATCATGATGAGGATGCCCATGCCCTTCTTGCCCTTCTTCATGGGCTTGGCGTCAGACATCTCTTCGGAATCCTCGTCGGAGTCAGAGTCGCTGTAATCGCTCTCCATGTCACCTCCTTCCTCCATGTCCTCGCACTTCTCTACATCGGAGATCTCGGCGACGATTTCGGAGTCGGTCTTGGACTTGATCTTCAGCGTGGCGTAGACCTCGACCGTTTCACCGGCTTCGGCGTTGGCAACGGCCTCGTCAACATCGGCAATCGGTAGGGTTACTTCGCTCATATTTCGCAACTTTCGGTGGAGCATTCGCCCCACCCATGCAGAATGACAATCGAAAGTCGCATCGACCTCTATGCATGACGCTCAAGGCCGGTGGCTACCCGATTTGTCCCCCAAGGGGTTCGCGGTGTTCAACAGTTACACTCGCTATCTGATGGTTGACGGCCCCCGGAAAGCTGGGAAGTCGCTGGCCATTGCCAATCGCGTTGCTCGCCATCTATTTGAAAACAACAACGCAATAGTCGGCATCATCACCAAGACGCTCAAGAACGGTAAGGTGGGCGTCTGGGCGGATCTGACCAGCACCATCCTGCCTATGTGGATGGAGGCCAAGATCGGCATGAAGTGGGTCAAGGAGCCCACGATGGATGTGGCGACCAAGATGTCCTATGCCCGAATCCGCAACGCCTATGGAGGGACCAGCGAAGTCCAGCTGCACTCACTTGAAAACGTCTGGGAAGTCGAAGCCAAGTTCAAAGGAACCCGATTCTCGCTCCTGTGGATCTCGGAGGCTGATCAGTTCGAGGACCGAATCGTCTTTGACGCTCTCTCAGATCAGCTGCGCGTCGTTGGCATTCCCTACGAGAACCATCAGTTGATCGCCGACTTGAACCCGCCGGAGTCCGGCATCGAGCACTGGCTGGCCAAGACGTGGTTCCCAAAGCTGCAGGACGGCCCTCAGCGCGACGAGTCCTACGACCGCATCAACTTCACCCTCGAGGACAACCCGTTTCTCGATCCCCGCGAGAAGAACGATCTCGTCACCAAGTACTCCTACGACAAGCAGCTGTACGCCCGGTACGTCATGGGTGAATGGGTCGAAGACGTTAGCGAAGGTCACTTCGCTGATGTCTTTGTCCCATCGACCCACATCGTGGGTAACGTCTCCAGCCCCAAGGAGGAGGACCACGAGATCATTGTCCCCGGCAAGAACTGCATCGAGCTCTTCAGTGGCTGGGACTTGGGTGACGTGAACCACGCCTGCGCCATAGCCGCCAAGCGCACCGACGCCAACGGCAACAGCGTCTTCGACGTGATCGACGAGGCGGTGATCATCGACCGCAAGATCTCGATCGCCGACTTCACCGAGACCGTGCTGGAGAAGATGCAGTGGTGGGAGGACTACATGAAGAAGGAGCACGGCACGGAGCGAATCCTCTGGCGTCACTGGTCCGACAATAGCGCGTGGCGTTATAGGGCGGCATCCGACGTGTACGACGAGCTCGTGGTTCGTCAGGTCTCCAACGGCAAGATCGTCCTCCACGCGGTCACCAAGGGCTCTGGCAGCGTCAAGCAGCGCATCGGCCTGCTCAAGAAGCTGCTCTTCGAGAGGCGCGTCTACATCTCCGCCCAGATGGTGAACGTCATCAAGATGATCCGAGAGATGAAGCCGGGGCCGAACCGGGCTGAGCCGATCCGTGACGGCGACAAGAACAAGCACATCTTCGACGCGCTGACCTACATGCTGATCAGCGAGACCCCCATGGATGTAGAACGACGAGCCATTACAACCTCAACTAAGAAGCCGACCGTAGTGTTCACTCAATGAAACAGAAGCTGACTTACCGTGCTGATCGTGACACAGAGCTCTGGGTGGTGGTGGGTGTTGAGTGGGAGATCCCAATCAGGTGTCGCTACTGCGACTACAACGGCGTCGAGTACATCCACGCACTGCCAGCCGTGCCGATCGGGTTCGCCCAGTCAGCTGCTCTGGAGGGCGTGATGGGTAGCCTTGGCAGCGAGATCGAGTCTGTGAAGTCCGGGTGGGCGGTTCCTGCCGAGAACCTCAAGTCACGCTGTAGGAAGGCCGAGGGAATCACGCCGGAGTTCTACTTCAGGTGGCCCGGTGCCACTGCGGCATCTGTCGCCAGCAGTGAGACCGAGGTGAAGGCCAAGGAGAAGCGGCCCAAGGTGGACTGCTCCACATTCCTCAAGCAGGTGGCTCAGGCTTCTGGGATCGATGAGTCCGTCCTGACGCTCTCGTGGATCGCGATCACCCAGCAGATCCCATCGTGGCTGCTGTCCGGCAATTCGATCGACCTCGGGTTCATTCGGTTGGTCGCCGTGCCCTACCGCAAGAACTGGAAGGAGATCCTGCTGGCGAGGTACCCGACGCTCAAGAAGGCGCTGATGATTCGCGAGCCCAAGCGCCTGCTCTCAATGGCGTTCACCGCAGCCTCTCGGATGATTCGGATGTCCGAGTTGACCGAGAGCCATGAGCGCCGTGGGCGCACCGTGTTCTCGTGGACGGTTGAGGTGCTGCACGACTCCAGCTGGGAAAAGACCTGCGACCAAGTAGAAGGTGAGGCGGCGGCACGCCTTGGCCCGTTGGCGTACGTGAAGCGATGGGCCAACCGGGTGTCGCACATTGAAGAGAGCATCTATGAGATCCTCACTGAACAAGTTGAGAAAGAGACTGCGCCGACTTGCCGAGTACTCTGGCGTCGTGGTCAGCGGGGCATGCAATTTGTTCAAGCATCTCCCACTCTCATTGGCTCTGCCCAGATTGTGGAGTGCGACGACGGCGGCTGTTCGAGCGTTGACGATTTCCTCGGCATCGAGGACTCCTCCGCGTATCTGGAGGACAAGGCTTCGCGCCTGCTCCAAATGTCCGCTGTTCAACCCCAAGATGAAGACGTGCGGGTACCACGGGGAGATCATGTATCGGTCCAGCCAAACGATGGGGTGTTGGTGCTACCTCCCTCTTGCAGCCAAGCTGCCGGAGAAGCAGTGCTGGATCGCGGCGATGGGGGCCAAGGGTAACTGGATTCAATGACACCTATTCCAACAGACGAAAGCGTAGGTACTTCCTCGCAGGTGCAGACGGTTGGCAGCAAGCCCTCGATCTCGATGGCGGTTGCCGAGAAGGCTGCTCGTGACGCCGGTTTCAACATCATCGACGCCAAGCAGCTGAAGGCCGCTGGCATCTTCGGTGAGTTCGTCTCTCAGGTTGGGGCCATTCACCTCGGTCGCTCTCGACTCGCCATGAACCTCGCCCGCACGGACAAGGCGATGGACTTCTGCGAGAAGGCGATCGAGCACGGTGCCTTTGATGACGCTGACGCCATGGTCGGCGTGATGAAGGTTCACGCTTCCCTGATCGGCGAATCGAACAAGGCGGCTGAGCTTCTGATCAAGTCGGCCCAGCAGGCTGCTGAGACCGCCAAGGCAGAGGCATCAGTGCAGTTGCCCGGTTTCGCGCCCCGTGCTCAAGTCGGGCTCACGCAAGTCAACGTCTCGGTCAACGCGAAGGGCGCTGATACCAGCGTCACTACCAACGAGGAGGACAACCATGCCGCAGATTAAAGGAGTCAAGCGACTGCCCAGTGGAGGGGTCTTGTACCGTGGCGAACGGTTCCCCGGCTTCAACAAGCCAAAGGTTGCGCCTGCCGGTGACATCCACAAGAAGCGGGTGCTCGCCAAGAAGGGCGACAAGGTAAAGATCGTGCCGTTTGGGCACCGAGGCTACAGCGACTTCACCAAGCACAAGAACCCCAAGCGCAGAGCCGACTACCTCAACCGCTCCGGCGGCATTCGGAATAAGAGCGGTGAGCTCACCAAGAACGACAAGTTCTCGGCCAACTACTGGGCGAGGAGGGTGCTCTGGTGAAGGTTGCAGCCAAGTCCAACCCGTCTCTGTGGAATCGGATCGTCCGCGAGGTTAAGTCGTCATCGAAAGGTGGACGCTCTGGGCAATGGAGCGCCCGCAAGGCACAGATCGCGGTCAGTCGCTACAAGTCCTCCGGCGGCGGCTACAAAGGCAAGAAGTCGCCGTCCAACAGCCTGTCCAAGTGGACCCGAGAGGACTGGGGGACCAAGAGCGGCAAGAACTCCGTCGTCGGCAAGGGCGCGACTGGCGAAAGGTATCTCCCCCGGAAGGCAATCTCCTCCCTGTCTGACTCTGAATACAGAGCCACCTCGGACGCCAAGAGGGCTGGAATGAATGCTGGGAAACAGTTTGTGCCTCAGCCCAAAAAGATCGCCGGTAAGACCGCGAGGTACAGAAGCTGAGTCATCTCCAACAACGAATCAGAAACAACTATGGCTGCTGCTCAAATCTACAACAACGCACTGCTTGAAATGGTCAACGGGACGCTCAACTTCCCGACCAGCGCAAGCCCCACCTACAAGGTCATGCTCATCGCCGCCTCCCCGGCGTACACCTTCAGCAAGTCGCACACGACCATTGCTCAGGTGAAGGCGGCTGGAGCGACGGAGATCTCTGGCACGGGCTACACCGCTGGTGGAGCCGCCGTTCCGAGCATCACCACGGCGCTGAACGCCAACGCTGTCGAGGTGAACATCGGCGACGTGGTGTGGCCTGCGTCCACGCTGAGCGCCCGTGGCGCGATCCTCTACAACCCGACTGGCAACGACGCGACGGCCAAGGTGATCGCCTACATCGACTTCGGCACCACCGTCTCGTCGAGCAACTCGGCGCTGACCATCGACTTCCAGACCCCGCTGAAGCTCCAGAACTAAACGCATGGCCAACCTGATCGCGTTCGCGGGTTACGCCCGTGAAGGCAAGGACGCCGCCGCAACGAGGCTCATCAGCCTCGGATGGAAGCGCCTTGCCTTTGGAGACATCATCAAGCGCCAGATCGACGGTCTGGTGCAGCAGCATCTAGGGTTCTCGGCTTTCACCGAGAGCGACCCTCAGAAGCAGCAGATCCGCCCGATCTTGGAACAGTGGGGTGAGGTGAACTACGACGGTGTGATGAAGGAGTTCTTCGACTCCCTGCCGCCCTACGCCGTGAACACCCGTCTGGTGCGCCTGCGTGAGGCCAAGGAGTGGATCAAGCGTGGCGGCATCATCCTGCGCATCCGCCGCCCCGGAGTGGAGCCTGCCACCGAATGGGAGCGCACCCGCCTGCAGGAGCTCTACGACGGCGGCGTGATCCACGACACCATCATCAACGACTCGTCGCTCGATGTCTTGTGGGATCGTGTCGGCCGATTCGCTGCCGTTGGCGACGCATACCTCCAGACTCGTTAGGTATTGACTCACGGTGTTTTACACCTACTCTCGGCTTGGCGCTAAGCCAAGTCATTCAAAACCATGTCTACACCACTGTTTCGCAAAGCCACACGCGAGAAGGTCTTCCTGAAGCTCGCTGTGACCGGCCCGTCCGGTTCCGGCAAGACCTACTCAGCCCTGCGCCTTGCTCGCGGCCTCGTCGGCCCCGGCGGCAAGATCGCCCTCATCGACACCGAGAACGGCTCTGCCTCGCTGTACGCCGACCGCTTCGAGTTCGACGTGCTGGACATAGCCCCGCCGTTCGACAACGAGAAGTTCATCGACGGCGTCAACGCTGCGGTGGAGGCCGGGTACTCGGCCATCATCATCGACAGCGCCTCCCACTTCTGGGAAGGCATCCTCGACTACAAGGACAAGCTCGATCAGCGCGGCGGCAACTCCTACACCAACTGGAAGATCGCCGGTGACAAGTTCAGCGGCATCATCAAGGCCGTCCTGCAGTCGAAGGTCCACATCATCTGCTGCATGCGCTCCAAGATGGACTACGTGCAGGAGAAGGACGATCGCGGCAAGACCCAGATCAAGAAGGTCGGCCTCGCTCCGATCATGCGCGACGGCATCGAGTACGAGTTCACCGCCGTGTTCGACGTGGCGCTGAACCATCAGGCCGCTGTCTCCAAGGACCGCTCCGGCCTCTTCGTGGACAAGATCTTCCAGATCACCGAGGAGACGGGTGCCCAGCTGGAGGCATGGCGTCTGAGCGGTGCCGACTCCAAGGAAGATGAGTGGAAGGGTCAGCTGAAGGCCGTGCTGGAGCCTCACGCGCCCGCCGCCAATGCGTTCCTCCTGAAGCTCGGCTGGATCACGGATGGGCAGACCTACAGCGACCTGCCCAAGACCGCCGCCGAAAAGATCCTGTCCAACACCGCCGCCTTCCTCGCCAAGGCCAACGCCTAACCGCGTCCGGTGTATTACACCCATGAGTACAATCATCAACGGTGACGGCCTTGTTCAGGACGGCATCCATCACCTGCTCGACGAGCGGGTGTATCGGAAAGACCCGGCCATCGCGATCTCCGACCTGAAGGAGATGTCCCTGTCTCCCCTGCACTTCTGGTCCAAGAAGTTCGGTGGCTACCGGCCTGAGCAGACCGATGCTCAGGCGATCGGAACCCTCACGCACCTGTCGGTTCTCGAGCCCGAGGAGTACACCAAGAAGACAGTGCTGAAGCCTGCTGACGCACCCCGGAAACCCACCGAGGCTCAGCGTAACGCCAAGAAGCCGAGCGAGGAGACCATCGCCGCCATCAAGTGGTGGGACGACTGGAACACCGCGAACGCTGGCAAGACCGAGCTCACGCAGGAAGAGGTGGACCAGATCGCGGGGATCACCCACGGCGTCCACTCCAACGAGGATGCAGCCAGCCTGCTGGACGGTGCTCTGAAGGAGGTGGCGATGTTCAAGACGATCGTCGTCAACGGCGTCACCATCCGCGTGAAGGGCAAGGCAGACATCATCTGCGGCCCGAAGCATGCGGCTGTGATTGCTGACCTGAAGACGGTGGATCGCGGCTACGCGAACCCGCATGACTTCGGGTATTCGCTCCGCAAGTGGGGGTACTTCCAGCAGGCTGCTTGGTACATCGACCTCTACAATTCGTTGACGGATTCGGATGATCCGTTCACTACAACACCGAAGAAAACCGACTGGGTGTTCATCGTCGCTGAAAAGCTACCTCGCTACGCAGTCATCACACTTCACCTCGACCCTGCAGCCATCGAGGCCGGGCGAGAACTCAACAAGGCGCACCTCGAGAAGCTGGCCGAGTGCTTCAGGACAAACGTCTGGGAGCCTCCCATGGCCGG